CTAAACTAAATGTAGTCTGGAGTCCCGGGCGGAATCGCCTGGCTGACCGAACGGCTTAAGCCGAATCGGCTGCCAGCCGATCCGCCCGTTCTTTATTTTCCCTTCCATCCAATCTCCCTGAGTCGGGTGCCGGAACAGCACTTCGAGCTTACCGTCGCCGTCCGCATCCCAGATGCGGAACAGGCGGCCGTCATTCATCGGCCCGAACTTGCGGCTGTCCCCGATCGCCGTCCATTCCACCCTCATCTCATTGGAACGATCGTTCCCGAGAGCGCTTTGTTCGCTCAGCTTCCCCAACCACCAGTCTCCGAACAACGAATTGTACAGCAGAATCTCGTCCCCGTCTCCTTCGAACGAGCCATACCAATACCCTCCGTCCGGCCGGAAGCGGCCAAGCCCCTCCCAGTTGCGGTACCAGCGATCGATCATATTGTGGATGTTGTAAAATTCCGTGTGCCTTGGCGCGTAATCGAAGTCATTCAGCTCCGGCTCTCCGAACAGTCTCGCCCCTTCCTGATGAATGCAAGCATGAAGGTTCGACGATTCGATGAATCGCCCGAGCTCGTCGGCGCTCGCGAACGATTCCGGGCGGAACAGAACTCTCGCCTCTGCCGCCTGATTGTAGCAGGGCGTTCTGCGGATCGCTTCGGGAACGGAAACCCATGCCTCGATCAAGTTCGGGTCGAATCCGTTCTGGCGGTACCAAGCCTGCGCGCGGCCGATGAAATCGCGGTGAAATTGCAAAAACTCCAGCCCGTACCCGGGCGGCGGGTTGTTGATGTTGACGTTGTGCCGGGCATGATGCCAATTCTTGTGCTCATCGAGCAGGCTCTGCGGAAAATTCGGAATGCGCGACATCGGGTCAGCCCCCTCCAAAGATATGCCGCCTGCGCGGTCTGCGGGCAGTATGATTGCCTATAGCATATGCAGAGGGGGCTCGGGTGGGTACTGATGCCTAGTAGAGCATTCCAGAAGTAAAATGCGATTGCGCTCGAAGCCGATGCAATCTTACTCTCCAACCCGACTCAGCACGGTTGCAGCTACTCTACCGGCCCTTTCGCCGCTCCAACCCGATTCAGCGCGGTTGCAGCTACTCTGACGTCCCTTTCGATGCTCCAACCCGACTCAGCAAGACTGAGTCAGCCTAGATTCTTCAACATCTTGGTTACGTTACTTCGGGGGCGCTCTACTAGACGGGTTGACCGACGAGATTGGCCGACCGGATTAGCCGGCGAGACTGATCTGCGGGATTGGCCTACGGCTTCACAGCCGTGAGGATATCGCGTTTACCCCGTCTTGATGTCGACCGAGGTATCCGCCCCGCTCCAGGTGACCTTTGCCGTATTCTGGACCGCGATCAAATCTCTCACCGGCACATACCCAACGTTGCCGAATAATAGAGTCGGGAGCGGCTGACCGTTTGCCGTGACGGTTTTATTCGTGAAGCCGATTTTGAGTTGGAGGGCTTCGCCCACCATTCTGGCGGGTACCCAAGTCTGGCCGGAGATCAGGCGTCCCTCGGCAAGCGGTTGGCCGTTAAGCCGGACGGGAATCGCCAGCGGTTCCCGTTGCGGCGGATTCGCAGGCTCAGGACGGGCGGCCTGTTCGTCGTACTGCGTCAGACGATTGCTCTGGATAAGGGCGATGATTTTCGAGCCGTATTGCGGATCGGTCGCGTAACCGCTTAGACGCAAAGCTTCTGCCTGAATCTCGGGAGTAGGCGCCTTCCTTACGCGTTCGTAGCGGGAAAGCTGAAACAGCAGATCCTGATCCTTATAGAAATCGTAAACGCTGTCGTACGCGCGGAACAGAGCCGTCGTATCGACCCTCGTCCCGTTCTCGACCTCCCACGTTCCCTTGCGCACATACTGGCCTTTCCAGTAAGCGTTCGTTTGGCCGCTGCCGACCTTAATGCCTCCGAGATTGTTCCAAGGATGCAGCACTCCCCCCGTTTCCAGCAGGTTTTGAGCCAATCTGACGGATGGAAACAGAGGGGAGCCCTCTCTTCTAACCCGGATCGCTATCGGAGCCAATGTGGCGATAAACTCCGCTCTGCTGAGCTTGACCATCGGATCTCTCCTCTCTCTTTTTCGTAAAATGATAGACGCCCGACGCCGTCAATCCGATTACGGAGATCGTCGTGAGCGTCTGCTGAACTTGCTGCGGCACGAGTATGAAAACGGTCGCGATGAGCAGGCTGACGAGGTGGTAGTAGCGGCTCGGCACGCGAAACTCCTTCGCGACGCCTACATATGCGGCGACTATAGGAGCAAGAAGAGCCACCTCATCGGTCATCGAAATCAGTTTGTCCATAGTGTATTCAACCTCCTTGCAAGTTGGTCACGGCCGCAATCACGGCGGCGACGATCGCCCCGACCAGCGTTCGCCACAGCCAACGCTGGTTGTCGGCAATCTCGTCTATCCGCAGATGCGCCGACCTCGTCGACTGCAGCGCTTCAAGCGCCGCATCTCTTGCTGCCTCCGCCGTCTCGCGGACATCGGTCAACGCATCAATCTTCGTCTCCAACCTAACGACGCGCTCCCGAATTTCCGAGAGCACGCGCGCTTCTTCGCTGGACATGTGGCGACACCTCCTGGGATTTAATAGTTTGTGATGTTTTTGAAACATGTTGTGGGGGATAATTCGGCCTTGCAACTTCTACTTCCCGTTCACTCGGACTCCAGAACGTCATTCAGAATAGCTTCCACTTCCGCACGCTTGGACTCCGGTACATCGTCTATCGTCTTGATTCCTTTGCGAATCAGGTTGGCGTAGATTTGTGCCATGGTTTCTCATCTCCTTCCCGTGCTCATTCTGGCAACGTTAATCGATAAAATCGTACATTGACGTTCAAAACTCTCGTTTTCAAGCATCGTTACTCGAAAAAGTCGATCAACACTCGCATTTTTCGGCTCTTTCGGGCAGTGATACTCTAGAAAATCGAGCAACTGCCCTTGTTGACTGTGCACGAAAACTCGAGCAACCGACAATCCTATCGTTTCCCGCCCGAAAATACACTCATCAATCTCTGCAACCCAGGCATCGCTCCCGAGTTCGTTTCCACCAGTGTCTCGTAAATTTCCGTCAGTCCCAACATCACCTCTACGCTCTCCGCCTCTAGCTGAGCAATTCTCTGCTCGGGCGACAATGGCACAGGGGCGTTCCTGATCTCGTCGATCTGCTCCTGTGGCATGCCTTCGACCCAGCACTCCGGGCGAGGCGGCTCGGCGTATAGCGGACGTTCTCCGCGCTCCTCTTCGGGTAGAGCGTACCAATCAGCGAGCTCCTGATCATAGGACTCGCGGGAGGTGACAAGCGCAGCCTGATAATCGTCCCATAAATGAAAGTCCCATCGGGGCGTAAACAGCCCGTTTGGGACTTTCTCGGCGATGATATAGCCGGTTACGATCTCTTCCGGCTCCCCGTTGTCTTCGACGGGCAGCAGGTCGCGAATCTCCATTGCACCCGTTTGCGATCGTGGGACGAGGAGTGTATCCACGAAAAACCCGTCGAGGTCTACCTTCATGGCTTCTTTCATTTTACCCACCTCACTTAATATCCTGCTCTGAAACTAATCCCGTTTAGTACTACAAAGTTATTTGGTGTCGCATTCCTAGATTTAAGAGTTACATTGCCGGATGCGTATACTATCAACCTACCAAACGTGTTTAGCGTCGTCGTCGTCGGGCAATTAACTATAAAATCTTTATTAATCCCTGGCCTCATCTCTGGCGGTAAAACGAATATCGGAGAATCTATTGTTCCATCTCGCACATCTCCTGAAATGTTGACTACACCGAACTCATCAAGCCATACATCGAGATGGTTGTTAATCACCCAGCCGCTCATCGTCGTCGGCTTATAGCTTAATGATGACTGCCGCTTCTGCGCCTTCGTGTTCTGCAAGACAGACGTTTCCGTCCGTGATTCGACCAGCTCCCGCACAAGCGATTCGACCGACTCCCGAATGTTCGACGCATACGCGGCGCTGATCGTCTGCGGGGCGATGCCCAGCGTGTAGGTGTCAAGTACTAGGTAGGTGACGGAATAGACGGCGGATGGGTCAAAAAGGGATTTGTTGATATACGCCTGACCTCCGCCATTACCTGCTGCATGGTTAGTCAAAACAGTCCACTGTTTATCTTCCCTTGAATCCCTAAATAACTTATGGATTGCATTAGTCCTATTTTTAAGATTTCCCGCTGGGGCGGCAGCTTTATTATTGATATAGTAAGCCTCACCGAACAAAATTGGATTTGCCGCTTCCCGTACCACAATCCCCGTTCCGACCTCGACCTGGTTCGCGCCCTCATGCAGCATTAAGGAGCCTTCATAGGTGACTGGCTCGTCTGTACTTTGGGCGAGTTGGTAAATTAAGCGGTACGGTTGCCAGGTCGCTGAATTTATTAACTCTGTAGGAAGAGTTGAAACATAGGATGAACCTCCAACAGGTACAGATGTTACACCATACCAATACTTTTGCCCCGTACCCAAATAAGATGTCGGTGAAGCTGTATTTGTTGCGGACATCTTCCACCCATAGAAATAAGCTTTAATCTCATCTGCTGTAGGTGTGTATGAATTACCCCATCCACTGTCGATATTAGCTATGGTAAGAAGAAGTCCATTATTCGTACTTCCTTCCCAAGCCGTTGATCCTATAACATCAGCAGAACTTACAGCACCGTAGCCAAGAACTTTCCCGTCGAACTTTATTCCAGTGGGAGCGACGCTTTTATCTCTATCTGAGGGAGCTGCAGCAAGTCGGACTCGCTTGTAATCGGCAACACTCGAGTTATGTTCCCATCCCAACGTCCCCTCTAACACCATTTTCCGGAACCTCCGTGTCACCCTCGGTTTACCTTGTCCATCCGTATATAGTCGATCTGCCACGCTGCCGTCTACATTGGAGCGTAGGTTGCAGTCTGGTAGATAGAGATAGGACGGCTTCTGCGGCTCGAACGGGAGGGAGGTGTCGCCGATGTTTAGCATTGGGTTCTGGAAGGTGAAGGTTCCCGAGCCCAAATCGTTATTTGTAACAAGTGTCCGAATGCTTACAGTTCCGGGATTAACAACTAGTGTAACGTTTTGATCAGTTACAAAACCTGTATCTTGTGCGAAGTTTCCATTGACATCAACACCTAGAATTTTTATTTTTCCGTTATGAGTTACTGAAAAGGTATAAGACTGTTCGGTAATTGCGCCAACATCGACACTGCGGCTAAATTGATCATTTGCTGTCGCTGTTAATACGAGTTTATAGGCATCAGAGACGACCGCATTCGCATTAACAGCCCACTCTGAAAACGGAGGAAGCAGATTCTTCCCCTTATTCTCTATATAGACCGCATTGACGTGTTTCATATCGTCTACGTAGGGATAGCACGCAGCAATTTGCTCTCCTGTCATAGAGCTAAGTGCGTTGTATTCTTCTTGCGAAATTTGATATACCCTGAAACCATCAAAATATCCGTACTGCTCACTTGCCGTTAATTGAAGATGCCCGAGAATTTCAAATTTTGTATAACTTTGAAGTTCGGCCGCCGAGAACTTTGCATATACAGGTGTAAACTTCGTAGTCTCAGAGACATTGCTCGTGCCTATCTTTGCAATAGAGTTGTTCGTTATGTCGTATCTAACTTGGAAGCCAAGATAAGCACCTGTTCCATTTTTAACTTCGGCCACAACAATAATGCATTTCGTCTTATCAACTATGGGGAGCAAATCTCTGAAAGAGAAGCCAGTGGTAATAGGGAAAGCCACCCCTGCGTTAGTATACGTTAGTTTGTAGCCATTGTTCCCATAGAGTTTATTCGATGCATCAAGAGCAAGAGTTGCGTAAGAACCGGCGGTCAATGTGACTTTGTTTATATCCTCACAATTCCCATCCCGCCCCAATAAATTAACAAGCGTCCGCCCCTTAAAAGTTGGATACAGAATCGCCGGTACATTTCCACCTCGGACGATCTGGACACCTTGTGTCAGCGTTAATTGATCGGAAGGTTTGTCCGATAAATGATCGTATACTTCCGAGATTGCATCGGCTACATTCATCGCCGACGTAGGAAGACCATTTAGTGGACCAAGAGCCTGATCGATTCGGTCCATATTGTTATTCAGCGTACCTATGTCAACAAAATCACTTTCTAGTGGTTTCAGCAGACCGATATTAGTTGTTTGGCTCACAAACTCAACTCCTTAGAAGAACTCTCACCTGCGTCTCCTTGATTAATCAATATCAATTGTGCCGTTCGTAGGAGATTGTAGAGCAAGCTGAACATTTAAATCAGACCCTACAGCATTAGTATTTGAATATGGACTCATCAAGTAAAGCTCGAAGTAGTCATTGATTGAACAAGTAAAATCTTCTGTAAATACATTACTTGAGAACCCTGATGATGTAGAACGCACCGCTCCAGAAGGCACACCGTTCTTGTATATCCTTCCATATACAACCGATCCATTGGAAGACGATTGTAGAGCGAATGATATTCTAATTACACCACTAATCTGAACAGTTACTTTTTTAATCCTAAACCAAACGTTTGGAGTAGAACTTCCTCCAAATCTCACCGTTGGCGCAGATAGGTAAATAGGTAAAGTGCTAATAGGTTCAACCGTTCCAACCCCGTTATGATAGCCCTGCGGGATACTAATAGAAGTTGCGCCTGGAACAATCTTCATAGCTCCTCGATTAATCATGGTCCCTGTTGTCCCAGCAATTGTAGTTCCAGTCAATACATTAGCTGCCGGAACTACAACTCCAGAAACTTTTCCACCACCATTGTGGTAACCAGCCGGAATAATTTGATCGGATGAGCTTGGCGTGATTGTAATTGATCCTCTATTGACCATTGAACCAATTCGTTTCGTTTTTGCATCCGAAGCATAATACGTTTTAGTTATGAGAACATCGGAATCATCGGCATTACCGGTAAGTGAGAGCATTCCCGTCAACTTAGTCCCAGCAGCACCGTAAGCCGTCTTGGATGCCAAGATATCCCCCGCAGTAGCCGTAGCATCGCTAGTATCCGGGCCCACATGAATCCCTTCAATGTTACCGGCCATCTCTGCAAAACTATCATTCGCGTCCGTCGGAACACCTTTGTCAGTGATCGCGGACGCTATTAGTGCTTTACCGTCACTGACATTTGTAAAAAGCTCCGATATAGCCCCCGCCGCATCCTTAGCCGTCGTCGGCACAGAGGCCATATCGCCTAGCGTCTGGTCGATCTTGTCCATGTTCGAATTAATTACCGCAACATCCGCATGCTCGTTCTCTACAGGCTTCTTAAGCCCAAGATTAGGAGTCGTCTCCGCCATTAGCTCCAGCTCCTTGTCATCACTTCACCCCAGGTGAAGTTACTGAGTTCTCCCCACGTCTTCTGCTTCAGTTCGCTCCACTGCGTGTAAGTGAAGGCGTATTCGACGGCGAGGTGCGCAGGTTTGATTTCTTCGATGACGGCTTTGAGGTCGTCCAGGTTAGGCGGGATGCCCCGCGTATCTACGAACTTGACCGTGAACGTGTAGGCTTCCGGCTGAAGCGTTACGTTGACCGTTCCGCCATCATAGGCTTCAGCGACCGACTTAATCAGGCTGACCGTCACCGTCCCAATACCGCGCATCTTGGACAGAATGACACTACGTCTTTGCCCGATAGGCTTGGAAGCATCGACCGTAATGCCCAGCTCGTTTTCCCAATGCTCCAATCCCCAAGTCGCCGTCGAGACAAAATATTGCTCAAGTGTGCCGTCAAGCGCCTGCCATAGAGCGTCCAGTTCCTTGCCTTGAGACTCCATATTGGTGCTCATGACTCTAGAAGTAGCATAATAGTCCGGGAGAAAGGATAACATCTCCTTCCCCCGGACACTCGTCATCGCATAGTTACTCAATTAAGCTCACCGTCCCGATTACCGCGACTTCACCAAACGATAAATCGATATTTTCGATGCCGCTGTTCACCTTCAAATCTTCGAAATCGACGATTCGCGGAATATCCAGCAAGATCGCCGAAATCCGGTTGTAGCGCACGAGCGAATCGACAAATGCAAGCTGCTCCAAATAGTCGGCCAGACCCGCTTCGAAATCTTCCCCGACTTGCTCCAAAGTCGATCCGCTTGCCAGCGTCAGCTTGGCTTCTATGTTAAGCGGCACTTCAACCGCCGCTTCTACCGTTACCGCAGCGCCGATCGGAGCTTTGCCTTCTCCTTGGCCGGCGGCGGGAGAAATATGCTGCTGAACCGCATCCACGATCGTCTGGCCAGGGGCTCTCTTATTGTCGTCAAGTACGTAGATCCTGACCGTTCCCGGACCGTCCCATAGCGGCTCGACCTGAACTCGGCTTACCCCCGGCGTCTCCAAAGCCCATTGCTGGTAGTCCGCCCGATTGCCGCTCGTGCCCGGCTGACGCACCTTCAATAGATACCGCGCGAGCAAAGATTCATCGGACTCTTCATCCGCTCCCCCGGTAATCGCCGCCGTATTCGTAATTCCCGTTACGCCTGTAATCGGCTGGACGAGCAGGCTGACCGCGCCAATCGGGACGTTGCCGCGAGTACCCGGCTCGACGGCCCGGATCGGAATGACAGCCGTACCTTGGCTATTCAGAGCAGCTGCCTCCGTCGTTTCATACTCAATAGATGAAGTCTCCGTCATCTCATCGGCCGGAGTCGCCACTCTGGAACCAAGCGGAACAACCGCGCCTATGGTTCCCGTCATTACAACAGCCCCGGTCGCCGCAACCGCCGGTCGGGGCAGAACACCGTGCTCCTCGCACCGCATTCTCAAATACGGCCCGAACGTTGTCCTAGCAAAGCCCCGATCCAACACCTCGCGCGCCCATTCGGAGGCCCGGTACAACTGATAAGCCGCAGGGGACAAAGAGTCCCAAATATAAGAACCTTCCGACTTGTCGAGGTCGGCTGGCACACGCTCGAGCATCCTCGACATAATGGCCTCTTCCGTCTGATCCTGCAAAAACTCCGGCATCGCCGCCATCACACATTCACCGCCATTCCTTGAATTTCCGCCATTTCATCGTGGACGTTGGAGACCACGCAGCTGAAACGGCAGCTCTCTCCGGACCACTCGTAAGTAAAATCGTCAACGCTCGCGGTACGGGGATCGCTCATCAGCGTCTCGGTCGCGATTCTTTGGATCTCCATCTCGATCGCGGAACGAGGCAACCCGGAACGAATCAAATCTTCGAACTCTTGGCCGTAGTCACGAGAGTAGACAAGATGCCGATACCGCTCGGTCAGGAGCGCTTTCTTGCACCATTCGATCCACGCTTCCCTGCCTTCGCTGACGGCGACCTTGCCGGTCGGCGTCGTTACGAATTCACCCGCTTCGAAGTCAAAGCGCCAGCTTCGTCCGAAGAACACGCTGGGTTCCACCAATTCCTCCGGCTCCTCCGCCGGCAATTCTGTCGGAAACAAATTAGCCATTCGAGTTCACCACCTTGCAGACGACGACGGCATCCTTGCCGCCGTTCACCGGAACGGCCAGCACGCGGTCTCCGGGTTTGATCCCAGCCGACCAATTCAGCCGCACCTCGCCTATTTTCGTCTCGTCAAAATCAAAACGCGTCCGCTGAGAAGGAGCGCCGCCCCCCGTCTCGTTACCTTCTTCATCCACCGGAGCAATCATCGTACCGATGAGAGAAAAGGCGGGCAGCTCCAGCTCAGCCACCCAGTCTGCAACGTAATAGTCCGGAATCTCGTATTTGAAGGAATCCAGCTTAACGCCCGATCCCGTAATCGTGCCCAGCTCGGAAGGCACTCCAGATAACGACTTGGCCGCAATGCCGGAAAACCGGCTCTCGAGCGTCGCAACCAAGTTTTTGAACGGATCAGCCACCGAAATCCCTCCTGACTTTGCCTTCTGCGGCCAACTCAAGCTCCATACGTCCCGGAGAACCGAGCTGATGACGCACCTTCGTGACAAGCAGCTCCCATTCGTCCAGACGAACCCGATCTCCGGCCCGAATCGTATTGATGTCCAGCGCCGTTAGCGATACGGTTTCCTGCATACCAAGCAGCGTCTTAGCCGCCACTTTCTTCGCCTGTTCCACCGTTTCGACCTTGTTGTCCATGATCAGCTTTTGCAGCGTGCCGTACTTCTCGGTATCCTTTTTCTCCAGAACGAGCGTCTTGGACACCCAATTCTCGCTTTCCTGCGGACCGATCACCTTAACCTGCGTAATCGCTCCTTCGAGCGTCCGGTTTTGGGTCATCTCCTCGATCGCAGTCAGCTCCCAGACGATCGGATTACTGCCGATTTCGAACAGTTCAAGCCCACGCCCGGTCATCCTCGTCCGGTACATCCCGCCGCCTTTGTCTACCGTCTCCTTCAAATCCTCCATAATCATCGAAAGAATCGTCTGCGTGCGCTTGATGTTTTTAGCGAGTTTGATACGGGTATCGGCAATGTTGCCCACCGGAATTCCCCATTCTTTGGCATACTGCTTAATCCGTTCGGTCGCAGTCTGCCCTGCTGGCATGAGGCGTTCGTCGTCGGACTTGGCGAGATAGATCGTCTTCTCGTAAGCCGTGACGCTAAGGTGCTTGCGCCCCAGGTTCGAGCTGTGACACTCCCATACGACCCCAGGATTCAGCAAAACTTCCTTCTTCGTGCTTCCGAAGGGAATGCCGGAGACGCGAATTTCTTGACCTGGAGAAATAACAGGCATGTCCGGAGTCACGACCAGTTTCATATTGGCGCAGTAGGCGATCTCATCGAGCGATTCCTCTAGGGACAACTCCTCGATCAACTGGGTCAGATCGTACTGATTGGCGTATATAACCTCGTAGCTCATGGCATCACCAGCTTTTGTCCCGGTCTGATCAGATTCGGGTCGCGCCCGATCACTTTCGTATTGGCATTGTAGATGTCAGGCCACTTCGAGCTGCTTCCTAGTTCCCTCTTGGCGATTGCCGTCAGCGTATCGCCCGGCTTGACCGTGTAGACTTTGGGTACAGGCTTCGTATCGGGTCTATCCGTTGCCTTATGCGCCTTGCCGACTTTAATTCCCCGATAAGTGCGGAAGGTAATGTCGAAATAGATGTCGTCGCTTTCCCCGCCTTTTAGGGTCGAGTCATGAGCGGACACATAGGCAAGCGTATTGATAATCGTCCCCGTAATAAGCAGTCGGATCGGCTGCCTTTTCATCAGAAAAGCGGTCAATTGGTTCATCGCGGTTTGGGGCTCGGGAATATCCGCGAAACGGCAGTACCTCGGATCATACACTTTGGGAAAAAAAGAGGAGAAGGCGATCTCCTTCACCCTCTCCCCCTGAATGAGATCGATTTCGCCAAGCGACAAAATCGATGCAGTCTCGTACTGCTTCTCCCGCCGGATAAGAACTTCTTCGGGATTAACCGGAAAATGAAAATTTTTCTTCGTAGCGGGGTCCCTAATGATAAAGTCCAACCGGGATCACCTTCTCTCGTTTCGTTCTGCTGTTCAGGTTCTGTTCTCCATCGCGCGCCTTATGGCGTCGGCGACTTTGCTGCCGATAATGGCAGACAGCTCTTCATAGTTCAAATCCATGCCCTGAACCGTAAGTTGAACGGCTCCGACCGGCAAGTTCACGTTAAGAGGCCCAGGAGAAGCGGAAGACGGTCCTCCGATAGCCGGAGGAACAGGCATCAGATGCGGCCTGGCCGGTAGCTCCGGAGCAGGTAACGCCACCGGATCTTCTTCTTCCTTCTTCTTCTTTTTGCCCCATGAGAACAAGCCGGATATTTTCTTGCCGAACTCTCCAACCGACTTGCCGACGTTTCCGATGTTTTCGGCGAGCGCGCTGCCGCCAAGTCCTCCGATCGCTCCGCCGACCAGCCCTCCGATTGCAGTGCCGACTCCGGGAATCACGGAGCCGATGGCTGCACCCGCTGCCGCGCCTGCTGCTGCACCAGCCCAGCCTCCAGCCGCGCTTCGAACCGCTTTATTCCGCTCTTCGCCCGGCTTAGCGCCAAGGATGTCCACCGCATCGGTAATGAAGCCCAGCGGCTTAAACGCCTTGCCCGCCAACTTCGTTGCCTTGCCAAGACCGGATGCAGCTTTTCCTCCGAGAAATCCACGGGCTCCCTCGGTCATTTTGCCGAGCAGTCCTTTAGGCTTAGGCGAGCTGGACGCAATGGGGAGCTTGCCTCCGGATGGCTTCCCTGTCCGCGATCCGCCTCCTGACCGATCCCGGTCCGGAAGCGGCATATTTTTACGCGTATCTTTGACCGGCCGTTGACGGCCTCCTCTTTTGTCTGGACAAGGAGGACAAGGGAAGTTGAGTTTCCCTCCCTTTCCTCCTCGTCCTCCTCCTGAAGAACGCGGCTTATCCTTGCCTGGCGGACACTTGCCCTTGCCAGGACCAGATGCTTTTCCTTTGTCTTTCCCTGGAGGGCAATTACTTTTCCCTAAGTTCGGAGGACAGCGTTTGTCCTTTCCGGGAGGGCATTTATTTTTTCCTTTTCCGGAGCCTTTGTCCTTGCAAGGAGGACAATTTTTGCCCGTATCGCTTTTTCCTTTAACGATACGTTTCACAAACACCGTAAGCGATGCCCTTAACCGCAAAATAGCCATGAGTCTGAGACTTGCCGACAGTTTGGCCTTCAGCGTCGCGACGGCCTTCAATGCCGCACTGATATCCGCCTTGACCTTGATCTCCACTACCGGTTTGAAGGCGGCCTCCAATTCGGCGGATAGTTTCGCTACCGCCTCCAGCTTAATAACGGGAACGATTGTGACCCGACGGATTTGCCCGGTTAGCCGGTTCAGCAGCCGGTTGATTTTCTCGATCTGGGGAGTTACCCGATCGTTCAAGCGAGCCATCGGATGCACCCGCATGCGGCCGAGCTTGTCTACTCGTCTATGGATCCTCTCCAGGTACTTGTCTACGGACTTGAATACCTGTTCCGTTCTGGCGACGCCATTGGCATTGATAATAATCTCAATCTGTTCGCCTGCCATCCCATCACCCTCCTTCCTTCGCCGACATCGCTCTCTCCGCTTCCCACTCGAGCTCCATGCTGGCCATCAGGAACAGCTGCTCGCCGCGAGGAAGGTTCCAGAACTGTCCGGGGCGCAGGTGGTGGCGAACCCACAACGCATGAATCATGCCGGCGAGCGCCCCGGATCGGATTAGTTTTTTACGTCTTCCAGTTCTGTATTGAAGCCGGACAGGTCAAGCACGACATCGCCGAGCGCGGACATCTCCCCCGCCAGCAAGATGCGCTTGATCACTTCCTCCGCTCCGCTGGCCGAGAATTTGGACAGCAATTGCGGATTTCCCCAGTTGGGGGAGACGGTCGAAGCTGCGATCAGAGAGACGTTGAACAGTTCCTCGTCCAAGCGCTCGATCGTCTGGCCACGCCGCTCCTTGCGCTCCGTGCAACGTTCGCGGATGCTGAATACCTGCTTGCCGGTCAGTCCGCGCAGCTTCACCGGAATGTCCAGCCGCTCCAGGCGGACGGTGCGTTCGGGCAGCTTGTCGGCATCAAGCAACCGCTGCAGAATCTGTTCATCGGTTAATTGTTCTAAAGACATGTTTTCGTTCCTCCTCTTCTTAACCCGCTACGATCGGATCGAGCAGACGATACCCTTCGAAGGTGAACGCCGTCTCTTCCGCGACTTCTTCGCCGGCCGTCCAGTTCGCCAACTGGATTTTGTCCGGCACGCAATTGAGCAGCTCGATGCGCTCGAAGCCATAAGACTCTGGATCGGACAGCTTGTTGATGATGTTGAACTTCGCAAAGCCGCGGCTGATCATATCGCTGGTCACCTTGTAGCCGCTCATCGTGCCTGTGCCCTTCTTCGTGCCGAGCTTGTGGACGGTCCATTCCATCCCCGCCAGCTTCAGCTCCCGTTTCTCCACCTCGACGGAGGCTTCCAGCTTGTTGATATTCGTCTGCCACACCCCGTCGATAAACACTTGCCCGTACGTCCCAAGAATCGCTCTTGTCGGATCCATCATGTTCCTCGTTCCCCCTTATCGCACGATAAACGTGCTGAAAATTTGTTCCATTACGTCCGTCAGACGAGCTTCCCATTTCAGGAAAACTTGGTCCGGCTCCGGCGTGAATTCCGGATCGACGTATACGTCGTAGCCTTCGGCTTCGATGACTCCCGCTTGGGCGAGCGACTGCATGTACTGCTTGCAGGCGCTGATCAGGGCCAGCCGGCCTTCCTCGGAGTTGTTCACCTTGCCGATATAGGAATCCTCGGCCGTCCGCTGCAGATCGGAGTTGATGCTGTCCATCACGCGAATCGTGCGGATTTTTTTCCACGGATTGTTCTGGCCTTCGCGCAGCGTGACGAGGCTGTTGATTCCCCGAAGCGCCTTAACGAGACGACCGTCGTGTACGAGCAGGAAAACGCCGCCGCGAACCGCCTGCTCTTGTTCCGCCCTTGTCCAGCGACGCGTTACGTCCTCGAACGGAGACGGCGCATACGTGACAGACTGGCTCAGTCCCTGGCCTGCGATCAGGCCGGCGACATAAGCGGCCACTTGGGCGGAGCTGCAGACTGCATCCCCAAGCTTCGCACCCGTCGCGAGGTTAACGATGCCTTCGTGATTCAGCGCAGCGCTGCGAGCGATGGCTTTGGCGACCGCATCGGCCGCCGTATCGTCCGCGGCAGAGCCGCCGAGAACGGCAATGACGCCTTTGCCTTCGTTGCGCAGACGGCTAACCCAAGCCGAGATGCTGGCGTGAAGAGACGCGTCGGATACGCCGTCCAGAGCAATCACGTTAAAGTCCTGCGTCTCGAAAGCGGCCAGCGCATCCAGATAGTCCGCATTCGCCAGACCGGTAATGCCGGAATCGCCCCCGCTCAGAGAAACGCCGGATACGTTGGCGAGCACGCCGCTGCCCTCGGACAATTTCTCAGCCGCAATCCACAGGTTGCCCGGATCGCCGTTGACGGCATCAGCAGCCGCCTGAATCGAATCGCCGTCGAACGTAAACGTCCGCAGCAGCGTCGTGCCTTCGAACAGCTTCAAGTCCTTTTTCGCAGCGTCGACCGCATTGACTTGAACCGTCGCCTTAAAGTCGTTGCCCCGGGCGCCCGGATACTTCGCCGTCAGCTTCAGCACGTTCGCCGGAGTTCCGGCCGTATCGGCCAAAGTCAGTTCGGCAGCGGCCGCGCCGCTTGCCGCCAGACGATAAGCGATGACCTTCTTCGCCCCGCCGAGCAGAGCCAATCGAATCGCACGGTACGCGGTTGCTCCGTCCGCTTCCGATCTCGTGAACGCGTTCGCCGCTTCGGCTTCGCTCGCAATTTCCACGAACCCGTTAACCGGGCCCCAATGCGCTCTTACCGGAACGATCGCCGTTCCCCTTGCTCCCGGTTGAATCGCAGCCGTTGCCGCCGCCCGGAATGTCATATAAAATCCCGGCAATACCGGTTTGTCCGTCGTACTCCAAGTTCCTCCCGCCATCTTACAGCACCTTCCCTTTCAGAAATTGGCCGACCAAGCGTTTCGCCTCGTCGACGGTAAATTCGTTCTTGCCTGCGGAGTGCAGCGCCCCGGCTACGGCCTCGGGCTTGACCCGGAACAGCTCGTCCGCATGTTGAATGAGTTCATCCCGGGCGTATGCCGCCTCGGGCGCTTTCTTGTTGGCCATCCGTTCCACCTCGTTCATGAATTTGGATTCGGTTGAAAATTGACTTCCCGCATCAACGGGCCTTGCTCGGCATAGCGCTCGATTTTACGCGAGAAGGTGACAAGGATCTGCCCCTCGGTCATCGCGTCCCGCGCCAGATCGACGTTCGGCGTCAGCACGGTCAGGTATCGACGTTCCGGCAGGCTGAGCGGAATTTTCACAGCTTCACTCAAGCTTTGCGCAAGCGAGGCGGCCGTCATCGTCTGCTCGTTCACCGTTCGTCCGACCACGTGGCCGATCGCCTTCTTGCGTACCTCAATCGTTGAGGCTCTGGCGCCTGCGACCGTCTCGATGCCTTCCCATCTCCAGAGGACGGAAGGGCGATCGTAGTTCGTGGGCCACCTGCCGCTGTAAGCTTGCCAATCGGAATCTCCCAACGTATCGAGCGTCCAATCGCAAATCGCTTCCAGCCAATCGTCCTGCACCGTCTCTTGAGCGGTTCGAGCCCCGATCACCGAGAAACGAAGCCCCCTCGTAATGACTTCCCGATCGGCGTCGGCCTTATCAGGGCCAACAGTGCCTTCATAACGGCACGTGAACTCGATTAGCGAATCGGGATCGACGAGAGCTTGTCCGTCGAGCGCCTCGACAATCAGGTCGGACAGTTCGTCCACTTCGGTGAAATCCGATTGCTGCGATGCGCTGGGCCAGCATTCGAATAAAGTCGTGGTCCCCGTCCAATCGGTATCCGTCGACTCCGTCCCTTGGATGAGAAGAATGTAAGGCTTGTCCAAGGTCGATGCCGATTCGTGGGCCTCGAAGATGCGCCCGCCGATGGAAGAGATCTGCTGACTCAGCCTCTCTCGGATGCCGGCTCTCATGGGAGCGCCTCACGGCTGTGGAAAGATGAGATCATGGCCATGTTTTCAACCTCCTGGTCATTCAAAATGTTCCTCTCACCCTTAGGTGGCAACCGTACGACAAGCCGTCTAGCCGACGAGAATATGGATGCTGCCGACGTTGCCGTCGACTTTGCGCTGTGCGCGGACCATATAGGTGCCGACGCTGGATTTGCTGATGTTCAGCATGGCGGCGATCTCCGCGAAGGAGAAGCATTCGCCGTGGGCCAGCGTGTAGCAGCTTCGCTCGCGCTCGGTCAATCCGCGGAAGGCGGCTTCGAGGCGAAATCGGCCGGCCTCGTCGACGGGCGGCTCAGGTTCGGCGACCTCCCATAAGGAAGAGGAGGGCAGGTTGACCGGATCGGTCGGCACCTCGCGCTGGTAACCCGCCCGCCGCTCGATACCCCGTCGGCTGCCCGGCCTTCTTCCCGTCTCCAGCCATTCGATTACATAGGAGCAACTGGCGATCATCTCCATAACGAGATGGCGATCTTTATCGAGCGCCAGCAGCGCGTTCATTTCCTCCAGCGTGCGGACAGGTTCCATTCGAGCGATGCGTACGGTCAGCTCGTCCGCTTTGCGAAGCAGCTCGCGCCTCGTCTCGACGTAACTCTCCAACGTTGCGGCTCCCAGGTTCGTAATGCGCTTGATTTTCATGGAATCACTCCCTTTATGATTTTGCCAAATTGGCAAACTAAAAAGAAAAAAACTCAACTTTTAACTTCCCACTAACATCTCGCTTTTTCTCGCCCTCCAAAATACGAACTTACGTTCTTATTCAGGAGATAGGAACATCATAATTTGCCACCAAGGCAATGTCAACAATTATTTTGCCATTTTGGCAAACCAATCTATTTACCATTTTGGAAATTATGATATACTGAAATTAACTTAACAACAGAAGGAAGATCAGGATGACACTTGGCAATCGCCTTCGAGAACGCCGGGAGAAGCTGGGCAAGACCCAATTGGAAGCGGCCAGAGGCCTCGGCATCAGCAACGTACAGCTCTCCCGTTACGAATCGGACGACCGCAAGCCTGACCCGGACATGCTCGCGCGCTTCGCGGAATATTACCGTACGACGACGGACTATTTGCTCGGACGCACCGACAACGCTGCGTCGGATGCGGTCGGGGCGCACGATATCCGCGGCGAGTACCCGGCGTTCGAGGAGTTTATCAACAATCCGGAACATGGTGTGTTTTTTAAGGATTATTTGAATGCTCCGGAAGAGCGCAAGGAAGAGATGAGACGCTTCTGGGAGTTCATCATGGAGAAGGAGAAGGGCCGCAAGCCCGGAGACCGGCAGAAGTAAACGAACGAATACAGCCCGCACGGGCTTTTCTTTTCATCATAAACACGAACATACATTCGCGAAAAGACGAGGTATAGCCATGTACAACTATTACCGAACAACTCCGTTCGAGCAGTGGGTCGAGCATTTGTGGATCAAATCGGGGATCGCTGCGCCTTCCCAGCTCAACGTGGAGGAGGTTGCCTCGCGGCTGGATGTGTGGGTTCATTTCATGAACGATACGAGCCGGGCGCTCGATTATATGGGAATGAGATCGATTTTGGTGGATCGCAGATTGGGAAAAGAAGCGCAATGGGAAGACTTCCTGCACGAGCTCTGCCACGTGCTTCGGCACGCGGGCAACCAGACCGTGATGCCCAGGCTGTTCTGCGAAGGCCAGGAGGCCGAGGCGAACCGGTTTGTGTTGTACGCCGCAATCCCGTTCTACATGCTCCGGCGTCTGAAGCTCCCGGCCAGAGTCGACGAAGCCGCCGAGACGATCGCGCACCACTTCGGAGTGACGTTTGAGTTAGCCCGCAAAAGGTTGGAACAGCTTCAAAGGCGTACGTTTGCCGCGATTCTGTGGGAGGAAGCGATGAAACAAGAGGCCTACGTCGAACTGTACGCAAAAAACGCGGCCCGCTAGGGCCGCGTCTGTCTGACCGATCTATTACTTAAACGTCCAGGAGTCGGCGATCTCTCCTGCTTGATCGATATACTTATCAAAGCTGTCCGGAGTTGCGGTAAAGGTAACGATATACGCTTTGCCGTCGATGATCTCAACCGTCTGCATCCAAGCCAGTTCCTGGCCTCCGCTTGTTCCGCTATATGCAAGATATGCGGCGTCCGCTCCTTCCGGATCTACTCCCTCTTCCACAAGTTCGAAATCCTGAATCAGTTCGCCGGTACCGAGCTGCTGCTTCGTAAACTCAACATAATCCGCAGCCGTGACGCTCTGGCCGCCCAGATCTTCAATAATAAAATTGATATTCTCGGCAAACGTATCATTGGCATCCTCGAGCGGAGCAAGGAATGCCGCGATTCCGACCAGACCTTCCTTCAAAGTCCAATCTTCCGGATATTGAATCGTCGTTCCGTGAACCTTATCCTCGAACAGTTTATAACCTGCCGCAACAGCTGGCACGGAAGCGCTCGCTTCCGCCGATGGCGATTCGGATGGACTCTCGGATGCGGAAGCCGACGGCGAGGCAGACGGCGACTCCGAAGGCGAAGCGGACGAAGTAGCGGATGGCGATGCCGACGGTGACGCGCCGCCTTTGTCGTCTTTGCCGCCGCAGGCGCTCAGCGCCAATGCCAATACGGTCAGAAATAGCGTTGTTTTCAACAGCTTAGCAGATGGTTTCTTCATTTCTCCATATCCCCTCTCTCTATAAGCACTGAGGTAAATTTTCCCTTTTATGAGTGCCTTCGACAAGGATATCGGATTTTCCCGGCAAAGTAAACCTATTTCATCGTTTTTTTAGACAATGTTCCCCTTTTTTCGATTCTATGGGTTTAAAAAGAAAAAAGCACTCTATCCCCAATCGGAGATAAAATGCATTCTGGTAAAAATGGTGCCGACTAGAGGACTTGAACCCCCAACCTACTGA